CGTCTTGATTGAACTTCCCATTAGTGGCTGAGTATAGCCTAGTCCATGCTTTGCCAGAATCGGATTAATCACTTGGATAATTTTCGTTAGGTCGGCATAGGTGTAGCCGTAGCCTTGCGTTGCTTTGTGGATCACTGGCACCTCTTGTTGGAAGCCAGCCAGAGCCGTCCATAAATTCGACTCTAATCGAATCGGTTGATAATTTGACGTAGGCTGAAACTCCAGCCCCATGTCCTCTCGTACTTCATCGTACTGCTTTTTTGTTGCACTCATATTTATTTGTTTAAGATTACTAATTAAGTCATCCGTTGTTATCAGATGAGCCAGTTTGATGGAGTAGGTATCGGATTTGAACACCCAGCCCCCTCCATCGCTATCGCCAATTTTATTTAGCTTTGCTTCCTCGAAAAAAGTTTCCTTATCGAGCCAGCCTACCAGCCATGCAGTAGACATATCCTCCAGTACATAAACCCAGAAGTACATGAAAGTCGCTTGCTTGGTATTGTGCGCTGAAATATTGGCGTTATGCTCCTTCCTTGGAGGCTTATTTACTCGGATTGTTTTGACATCGATAGTAACGTCACCAGATTTCAAATCGTAGTCCCGACATCCAACATATTCCGTAGGAACGCCAGATGAAACCAGATGGTCTAGTAGGACTATTTCACCGATGGCTCCGTACATTTGGCTATCGCCTTTGGTAATAGAATTTCGTAGACTACTGAAGTCATATAATTTTTCGGCACGCATCAATTGACTTGATTGCACCTTCATTTCGATTACATTCATATTTGCTTTTTTTAGTTGTTCGACTTATGTTAAAGTTAAGAATTATTTCGATATAATCGACATTTTTCTTTGTAGATTTCGATTATTTCTCGAAGTTCAGATTTGGTAAATTTGCGTGTTTGATGAGCCACTTCGGATAGGTTAAAAACTTCCTCGCCGATCCGTTGCACCAGCCCTATTTGATAGTTCAGTAGATTCCCATGCAGATGCCTATTGCAGTAAACACATTGACCATGACAATTGCGTTCGTCAAAGGTCACTGCCTTGTGTCCTCCGCTGGAGTAATAATGTCCAGCATCGAATTTGCCTTGCAGAAGTTTTCCACATGAAACGCATTCCTTTCCAGCATCCCTTAAACGAATGAAAGTATTGAAGATCGCTTGCGCCTTCTTGGTAAGCGACTGAACTGTCTCAAGGTCAAATTTCCATTGATTGAGCCGTTCTTTGCTTTTTTTGGCTTGCATATCTTGTTGCTCTTGAACTTTCAGCATTGCTTCGGACGCTAGACACCTTTTGTCCCAGCAGTGTCGTTCTAATGTGCTATGCCTTGGTATGAAAGGCTTTTTGCAGTGTCTACATTTCTTCATTCTACAAATTTACCCTATTTATTAGTTCGGCGTTTGTTTTTTTCAATTCAGCGATTTCAACCAGAAGTTCAGCATTGAGCCGTTCCAATTGGTAGTTGCGTCTGGAGTCTGAACGCCATGACTTTTCCAGCCAGTAGAAGCATTCAAGCGACTCCAGTAAATCAACCTCAGTGCGCTTCATTGAAGCAATTAAATCGACCTTATGTGAATGTGTTTTTTCTATCTCCTCTCGGGAGTTTTTGACCTTCCAGTAGACAAGGTTTAACACTGCCTTTCTACCAATCAAATAAAGTTCTACATCCATAGCTAAAAGGGACAATCGTTAGTACTATTCGGCTCGGTGAAATCCCTCAATTCAATAACCTTTTGAACTGGAATATTGGAGATCCTTCGTGGTCGAAATTCAGCCAGAGCATCGAAGCCAGCTATCTTGAATCCCAGTCCAGAATTAAACTCGCAAAGTACTGGATCATTGAGTCCAGTATTCCTTCCTCCAGTTTCCACATCCTTCACCTTTTCAATATCAACCATCGTGTAATACTTCATCGTTTCGTGCTTGACTAATCGGTGGATCACCATCATGTCATCGCATCGGTTTAGGAACGGCTTGCCCCCTTCAATTGATGCCTTGAGTGGTGGTCGTAAATGCCCTTTCCAGTCACCATCGGTGTAGAGATTTCCTTGCCTACCAGATTCCGAATTGGGATGAGTGTTGATGTATATCGTCATGCCAGATTGATTTGCGAATTGCCTCGCTTCGTTTAGGAATTTGTAGTTGCCTTCATGAGTCATTTCTCTGTCCAGAGCCGTATACGGATCTATCAAGCCAGCAGAAGCATCCGAGTCGGTAAATAATTTGATTAGTTCCTTTGGCTTGTAGAGTTTTGAATTGTCTACGAAATCAAAAAATTGCTCGATGAACATTGAGTAAGATTGAATTTCCGTTTCGGTCAGTTGCTTGAAAGGAATGCCAGCGTACATTTGTACCATGTCCCTAAGGATTTGTCCATGATTATTTTCGCCACTCCAAATGATGAATTTCATGTCGTGCTTGAGAGCCAAAACTAGAAAGTACCAGTTGATGAAATAGGACTTACCGACATTGTCATGCCCCAGAATTATTACCAGTTGACTAGGCTTGAATCGGATGTAGTCATCGAGTTCAGTACCGATGCCTAAGCCGTTCTTGATTTTACCAGATTTGTAGTCCAGTAAATACTGCATCGCAGTTCCTTTTTTGAGGATCATGATTTCTTGATTTTAGCCATTACATTATTCATAAGATCATCACCAGATTGAGCATCGCTGGAGGCAAATTTTATATCATTTTTTTTCCAGTTAGCCAGCCTCCGAGATACATCGAATGCAGTTTCCTTCTCCCAGCGTAATTTGTTGTCCTTGGTAGTCTCGGTCCAGTAGAGGTAGAAGTCGTTGCATAAGTCCCTCCCAAATTTCTCCACGAATGGAGCGACCAGAAGTTGAAAGGCTACCTTCTTTTCCTTATTATCTTTCTTATCTTTATTGTTTGGGTTCGTCTGCGTTTCGTCAGCGTTTCGTTTGCGTTTCGTCTGCGTTTCGTTTCCGTTTTCATCGGACTGATAATCATCATATTTACAGATAGTTATCCGTGTCGTTTTCGTTTCGTTTTTGATTACAATCATGTTATCTTTTTCAAGCAACTTCAGAAACCTCCTCGCCTTACTTTTGTCACATCCCCAGCGCTGAGCCAGAGTCTCTAAAGAGCGCAGTGACTCACCTCTTTTGCAAGTGAATAACATGCCTCCGATTTCAATCTTTTGCTCGGAATAATTCGCCAGAGAAATCAAGTCAATCCAGCATCGAAATTTCCATGCATCTTTGAAGATCCAGTGTTCTAATACCGACCTATTTATTTTTACATATCCGCTCATACTTTGCTTTTTATTATTATGTGAGTAACGCCATCAATTTCCTTCTCAACCCAGTGCGCCTTCTCAACGAAGTCGAGGTGGTATTGATACCTTTGTTTGATGTAAGTTTTATACGCCGTGCCATCGGCATTGAATTGTTGACCAGTGCGAGCCAGTTCAACGATCTCTGCCAGCATGCCAGATAGAGTCTTAAATTCCATGAACTCAGCCTCGATTACAATACGCTTCATTTTCATGTTTGCTTGATGGTAAAGTGACCAGAGTTATAGAAGCCAGAAGCCCTTAGTTGCCGTTCTTTCCAGCGACATAGAGCGTAGTTTGGGAGGTAGTAGGATTCCGCCTCTACCCCCCCTAGATGATAAGTTAATTTATACATTTTTTGGGATCATAAAATTATTAAAAAATTCCATCTTTGGCTCCCCCACTGCACGACCTTTTTCATTTTTAAAAACTGCCTCCTTGACCTTGATGCCATCGACATAAAATTTGAAGATCACCACATCGTCAAGTACGATTTTTTTGGTGTTGATTTCCACAAATAAATGCGAATTGTTAGCGCCGTTTCCTACCAGTATTTCTATACCAGAATCGTCCTTTGCGCCAAAGGATTTGCTACTGCCGTAAATACATGCAGTTACTTTGTTCCATATTGGATAGCTTCTCATAACTTAGATTTGATTGTTAAATAACGAATGTAAAGGTCAGTATTAAAAGAGCCACCCTTGGACTCTGCAATTGCGTTCCCACTCCAGAAGCGAATGTATTGAACGATGTTAAGTTGAAGTGGAAGTGGAAGCATCTCTGCTTCCGTCTCCGTTGTTTTCTTTCTTGCCATGATAGATTATTTAGATTTGATTGTAAAGTTCGTCATATTTGTCCCTAGCTAGTTCTATTCGCTTTTGAATTGCCTCGATCATTTCCTCGTCACGAGCCACCTCAAATATCTTGACTCTGTTAGCCACTGGAATGTGGTCGAATACCATTTCCTTGTTAATGATTTCAGAAGCCATCTCCTCCACCTCGAATTGTTCCTTGATGGCATTCTCTGGCTTGTCCATTAACCTAAACCAGAGGCGCTGAATTTCTTGTTGGCGAATATGCTCTGGAGTAGTCGTGAGCGTGTAAACCAGTTTTGCGGATTCCAATCCAGAAAGCCAGAGGTACGCTTGGAGTTGATAGATGTAAGCCTTGTTTTTGATTTCGGTGTCCCAGAAAGGAAAGGTATTTGCTGACCAGCTATTTTTTACATCGACTACGATTCCGTCGTGGATCAAGTCTGGCTCGCCAGAGCAATAGTTATTCATTAGCCGTTGTTTGATGTCGTCAATTGGAAAAGAGCCACCAACAACTGTGCGGTACATTTCAAGTCCCTCAGCCTCGTTTAAAATACCCTTCTCCATGTGCTTAGAAGTTACATACTCTTCGATTCCGTATTTGTTGGAAAGAACTGCTTTGCGGATAATGCCGAGTGAGGTGTCCCCCCACTCAGCGCCTTTTGTTCTACCTCCAGTCATCAAGTCCCCAATGGATGATGCTCGTACTAAATATTCGTGATTTTTCATGTCTTAATTTTTTTGCGTTAAATAATCTCTAATTAATTCTAATTTTGTTTTCAAGGTGGAAGCATCGCCACTGATTCCAAAGTACTTTTTTACATCGGTAATCTTCCAGAATCGGTGAGGCTTGATGCCCTTCGAATAAAGGCTTACATCACGAATCGAAAGGATCAGATTATAGTAAGCAATTGGAGTAGGAACGCCGTTGATATTGGTCATGCGTTCGGAGTCGTTCATCTGCTCCCAGAATGGACACTCAGTGTTGAATTTAATTTTCATTTTCGCTTTTTTTTAAGTAATAATTAACAATCAATTGATTCACGACATTCACCACAAATATCGCTGAAGTTGTGTTCTTCTTCCGTTTGGGATTTGTCACAAGTTTCGCATTGGTATTGCTCCTCAGAAGCCTCCTCTGGCTGAGCCAGAAGTAAGTCCTCAGCATAAACATCTACCCAGTGGTTGATGCAGTTGCGAATCTCTCTACCATCGTAGCCTACTGATTGAGCGCTAATTTCGTTCCGGTCCAATTGAAATTCTATGTCATCGAAATCAACCATTTGGTCAAAATTTTCTTCGATAGTTTCCTTGATTGCCTCGCCTAAATCTTGCTTCCAAGTTTTGCTCAGCGAGTTAGGAACGGCGATGGAGTTTAGGATGTTTAGAACATCTTGTACGGAGTAAAGCGAGCCACTCATTAGGCTCGGATTTTGTTGGATTGAAGTCAGTTGTTCAATCGCTTGTTGTAAAGTTACATTTTTCATTTTGCTTTTTTTTAGTTGTTATTTATAAATCGTTCGTAATAAGTATTTACTGCTTCAGTGAGTTCAGAAACCCAGATCGCTAGCATTTCTGGAGTAGGATTGAAGGATCCAGTTTGTTCAATTTCATCGTCACCAATGAGGCGATAGAAAGTAATGTTGTCAATACGGCTGATTACGATTTCATCGTTGTAACCAGAGTCAACTACATAGCCACCCTCAGCGACCTCACAATACTCTGAATGAACATAGGTAAACAGATTGCACTTGTACCATGTCGTTTGTCCTTCAGAGGCGTCCCAGATAAACTCAGCAACGTAGTCGTGCTGAGATTTGTTAGGACTTTTTTCGATTTCAATTTCTTTAAGAATTTTCATTTTGCTTTTTTTTAAATTATTAACAAGATACTTCACAAAGTTGCTGAGCCATAACGTAGTCAGCAAACATCCCCAGCATAAATCTATCGTAAACTTCTCTGGTAATAATACCTTTTGCCAGATTGTCCGAGTACATACTCCAGTGAGTTTGGGAAAGCCACCCAGCCACCTCATCTATGCCGATGAGGAGGTAGAGGTGTGGATATTCATTTTCAAATTTAGTGACGAAATCTTGCACCTTGCAGAAATCAATCGGTTGAGTTAAATGCTTCATAGTTATAATTTATTTGCTTGTTTTAATAATTCAACTTCTGTCCAGTCGAAAGGCTTAATGCCCACTGCCTCTAAAGTATTTTTTACTACCACCCACTCTACTGAGTAGCGATTCATCATGGATATTTGAAATTCTTTCCAGTCCTTTGGATCAACTTCTGGTCCGTTACTTTCGATGCAATATGCTTCGTGGGCTTTAACTTGCTTCCACGCTCTTGCCTCGATCATTTTCAATTCATTAATTAATTTTGCTTTAGTCATCTTTTCTAGTTTTTAATAGTTTTCATAAATTTCATTTTCATCATCTTCAATTTGGTAACCCATTTCGCTGAGCCACTCATTAAAAGTCATTCGGTCATCTGGATGAACTTTGCGATTCCAGTCTTGACATCTTTGGCGTTCTTTTGCTTCGTCTAATTTGTTCATGGTATTAAAGGTTTAAGAGATTATGTAATTTAATTCTAAGTGAGATCGTCTTTGCAGAGCGATGACCAAATTTTGCAGTTGCGATTTCTAACTGACTTTTTGTTTTCTGGATTCTGATTTCTTTTTTCATGATTTTGCTTTTAAGGATTTTTAAATAGTTCGACATTTTTATAACGCCAAAAGGCGATGCCGTTTCTGACATCGCCCTAAGACAATTTTTTTGGTTAGCCACCCTTTTTTAAAATTTTCGGCTCGTATTAAATACGCATGGAAAAAATTAACGGCTTTTTCTTTTTTTAGTCGCAGACAATTTTTTGTACCCCCAGTTTTGATAACCACTTTTTTAACTACTGTGAGCCGAAGCCGTTTTCGTATCTTACCTATCAAAGAAAGTTGGATTGAGATTGTTGCGAGATT